CATCCGGATTTTGATTTTTATAATCTTCAATTTGTTTCATGCTTCTTCTTATCTCCTTCAAGGTTACTTGATTAACTCAAATACCTTTTCCAATGCTTCTTGCACTTTCGTGCCATCCTCTGCGCCTGCTTGGGCGAAGGTTGGCTTGCCGCCGCCGCGTCCACCTGCTATGCTAGCTATTTCACGGATGAGGTTGCCGGCGTGTGCGCCTTTTTTTACTGCTTCGTCTGTTGCTGCGACTACAAATTTGGCTCCATTTTCATCGTTTCCTCCAACCGCTACAATACTTGTTAAGTTTTTAGACTTTACATTATCCGCCACTTGTTTTAAAGTATCTATATCACTAGTTTCAAGTTTTAAAATACTCACGCATATATCACTTATTTCTTTTGTAACTTCACTTGGCATGGAAAAATTTGATTGCTTCAATCTTTTTATATCTTTTTGAAGTTCCTTTATTTCATTGATAGGCGGATTATAAACGAGTTGCCTGACAGCGACAAAAGCACGCATAATGATTATGTTTACTGCTATTGCCGTCTTGCTGTTTAATACGGATGATAACATGGCAACTCCCTGTTCTGTGAACGCAAAAGGCAGATATTTAGAGTATTTTCCACGTCCAACGTCTAAGGACGCAATTTGCGACCTTATAGAATTGTATTCGTATCGTGTAATCTCAAACATGAAATCATCTGGAAAACGCTCTATATTACGCCTTACCTGTTCTTTCAGGCGTTTGGTTTCAGTTCCGTACATCTCGGCTAAATCAAAGTCTAACATCACTTTGTAGCCTCTTATCTCGTATATCTTATTTTGTATCGGTTGCAGTTCCATAACTATTCCTCCATTTTGAACTTTTGCCCGCACTTCGGGCAGGTCATCACGTCGGTTGCAGGTTGTTCAAATAAATCTGTTACCGGAACTCCGAGTGCGGCGGCGATTTTTTCTAAGGTTTCCATAGTAGGATTGCCGTTGATGTTCCTTGTTAGGGTGATACGTGTTACCCCTAATTTTGTTGCAAGGTCTTCCATTAAAAGCTCTTTTTCTTTACAAATTTCTTTTACTCTGAATTTCATAATTATACATTTTACTATTTAAAGGCACAAAGGTAATAATAAAACAACATAAAGTAACAAAAAAAGCAAATAAAAACACTATGTGGTAAAAATGTAAATAAAAATATCAAAAAAGGCAATTTTAAAGAAACTTTATAGCGTATCTTTGCATCGTGAAAGAAACAATTAATAGTAACAATAACAAAATTACAGCAATGACGACGAGACGGCTTTACCCCTTTGAAACTTTGATTTTCTTGCCACAGTTAGGGCAATTGATTACGTCGGTAGCGGGCGGTTCAAAAAATTCTGCTGCCGACACGCCGATAGCAGAGGCGATACGGTTTAGCATTTCAACCGTCGTATTTTCGTTTATTGCGCGGCTTAATGATTGCGGCGTGATACCCATTCGCTCTGCTACATCTTTTGCAGATAGACCTTTTTCTTTGATAACTTCTTTTATTCGCATATACATTTATATTAAAATTTCTGCAAAGGTACGCAAAAATCAATATATAAAAAGAATAAAACAAAAAAAATCATCGTATAGTCTAATATGTAAATAAAAATAGCAAAAAAGGCAATTTTAAAATCAATATATATGCTAACTTTGCAGCGTAAATAAAAAGCGCCATGTTGGAAAAAGAAACAGAAGTATTCAATCAAAAGTTGCCTGAACTGGTAAAAACGGAACTGGGGAGGTTTGTCGTTATTAAAGAAGATAGCGTAATTGCCTCTTTTTCTGCTATTGTTGATGCTTTAAGTTATGGTTATGAAAAATTTAGGGATCAGCCGTTTTTTGTTCGGCAGGTCTCGTTAACTCAGCAGCCTTTGGAGTTCTGATTTATACCTATTACAATAATTCGTTTACATTGTCTTTTTAATTTCCCCCAAAATATTATTAATATTTTTATAATATGCTTGTATTGCAAGTATTATTTGTATCTTTGTGTCGAAAATGAAAACAAAAATTACATGAGCAGAAGGACAAGAAAAGCATCTACAAATGGTGATAAAGTAGATGTTATAAAAATTGTCACAAACGATGACAGTTTTGAAATAAAGGAGGATGTAAAACCTGACAGTCCCCAAAAGATGGCAATTTTTGGCAGCAGATCATTGTTTGATGCGAGGGTAGGAGTTGTTATTAATGAGGTGCTGAATGAGTACAAAGGTATTGAAACGATTGTGACGACACAGGAACCAAAGGGGGTATGTGAGTGTGCACAGTCGGTAGCAAAGCAAAATAACATGATATTGGAATTGCATTTTTTGAATTTCAGGTATGCAAGAGGAGCGTTTGAGCGCAGGAGTAAAAACGTTATAAACGCTTCTGATTATGTTTTGATAATACAAGATGGCATTTCAGCCGGAACAAGAAACGAGCTTGAATACACAAGAAGGTCAAAGAAGCCTTTCCGGTATGTGGTGATGCCTGCATCTTCGGTTTATGTGGACATGGACGAGGGTAAAAACTTTTTGAAGTCCGGATAAAATCCGATGAAAAATACGACAAAAATGAAAAAATAATATAGAAAAAACAAATGAAACGCGAAAAGCCGACATATTCAAAACAAGTCATTGAAATAGCGGACTTTATATATAAATATCCCGACAAAAGGATGTCGGATGTTTTGTCGTATTTTGTCGTAAGGTATCGGAAGAATCGTCGTACGGTAGAGCGGTACGCTAAGGATGCTAAAGAGTATAACAGGGAACGGATACGAAAGCATGAAAGCGTAAAGGACAAGGTGTTGGAGACAAAAACAAAAGAAGCGTTTTTTGCGGCTGTATTAACCAGAAAAGAGAGTCTTGTTGTGCTTTCAAAAATCGCAAAAGGAGAGGGAAGAAGGGTATTAGGAGAAGTTTTTGCACCGACTGACGGAGACAGGATAAGGGCTATACAGCAACTGTCAAAGATGCAGGGTTGGGAGACGGAAAAGGTTGACGTCACCACTGGCGGCAAGGAGTTTTACCAGTCCATACAGATTGAGATAATAGATAAGACGGAGAAAGTTGAAAAAGACGTATGGACGAACACGAGTTGATGCAGAAAAAATAAAGAATAATATAATGTAAAACAAAATAGTGAAGATACAGACGACAAAAATATACAAAGAGGTTGATGATGCAGTCAGGGATGGCTACACAATCATATCTGCGCAGGGTTCGAGCCGCAGTGGTAAAACACATAATATCCTGATATGGTTGATTATCTACTGTCTGAATCACCCGGATACGGTACTGTCGATTGTAAGAGCCACGCTTCCGGCTATCAAGGGGTCGGTATTCAGGGATTTCAAGGACATACTGATTAAGTTGGATATATTCAATGAAAAACGCCTGAACAAAACCGACCTGATATACACATTCCCAAATGGTTCTTTCGTTGAGTTTTTCTCAACGGACAGCGAGCAGAAGATACGCGGTCGGAAGCGTGACATATTGTTTGCAAACGAGGCAAACGAACTTTCGTTCATGGAGTGGCAGCAGCTTGTCATGCGCACAAAAATGTTTAGTATCATAGATTACAATCCGTCTTTCTCGGACGAGCACTGGATTTGCCACATAAATAGCGATAAGCGGTGTTGTCACTTCATATCAACATACAAAGACAATCCGTTTTTAGAGCAGACCATAATAGACGAGATAGAGAGCTTGCAAAATAAAAATCAGTCGCTTTGGAATATCTACGGGCTTGGATTGCAGTCGCAGGTTGAGGGGCTTGTCTTTACGAACATTGAAATTGTTGAAGAGTTTCCGCACTGGGCAAAAAAGCGGGGGTTGGCAATTGACTACGGCTATACCGCAGACCCTACGGCAATAGTACGATGTGGATTGATTGACGACGGACTGTATCTTGACGAGGTGTGTTACCGTACCCACATGCTTGCGAAAGATATAATAGACGAACTGAAACGATATAAAGACATGGAGGTAATATCCGAGAGCGCAGACCCGCGAATGATACAGGAAATATCCAATGCCGGAATACTGATATATCCGGTAGACAAGTTTCAGGGTTCTGTCATGGCAGGTATAAACAAGATGCAGGAATACAAAATAAAGGTTACGAGGCGTTCCACGAACCTGATAAAGGAGTTCAAAAACTATACATACATGCAGAATAAGGACGGTGCGTTTGTGAATCAGCCGATTGACAAGTGGAATCACGGAATCGACGCTGCCAGATACTGGGTATTGAAAAAAGTGCTGGGGAAAGTATCCGTTACAAAAGAATATGAAAAGGAGGATTTGGGAATTTTTTAAAAAATAAAGATATGGGAATGATTGGTGATATTTGGACAATACTGCAAAACTCGTATAAAAATGCGGCAGGAATAGACAGGGATTTGATGCAATTGCTTTCGGACAGGGATATTGACAGGGCGAAGAACATTTTTCAGAACAGGGATGATTACGTCAGGAAGGCGATTTCGGAATACAACCCCGGCGAGCACGACATAATGAGGCGTCCGGACAAGTTACGAAAGAACAAAGAGCCGTATATCACGCAGAAGCTTCCGCGTGGATGGCAGCGGTATATTAACGAGGTATCGTTGTTTTTTCTGCTTGCTAAACCGGTTGTATGGCGTGAAAATGAGGCAAGCGAAACTACCGAAGAGGCGTTTAAGTCTTTCAGGAAGTTTGTTAAAGACATAAGATTTGATGTAAGGATGCGTGAGTTGAAACGGATAGCAGGTTCGGAGACGGAAGCGGCGTTGATTTTTCATTTGTACGATGACGACGGTAAACCGGCAGTCAGTGCGATGGTCATATCTCTGTCGCTTGGGTATACAATTCGTCCGTTGTTTGACCAGTATAAAAATTTAGTTGCGTTTGCTTACGGGTACTACCTGAAAGAAAACGGTAAGATAGTAGAACATTTTGACATTCTGACAAAAGAAAACACGTATCGTTGCAAGCATGGAAGTAACAGTCTAAGTTGGGAAGTGGAAGCAGTACCGAATCCAATCGGTAAGATATGCGCCATATATTGCCGTCAACCCAAGGAATGGGAAGGGATAGAAGCGCGGATAAAGCGTGATGAGTATACGGACAGCAAGACGGCAGATGTGAATGAATATTTTGCAGACCCGACTGTGGTGGCTACTGCTGATGTGTTGGAGCATCTATCCGACCCTGAAACGGTTGGCAGGGTTGTCCGGTTATCGGATGAGAAGGCAAAATTCGGATATGTGGAGCCTCCTACGTCTATTGAGATGAAAGAGCATGAGAAGCGCGGTTTACGCGAATCCATACTTGTGGATTCGTTCACGCCGGATTTTACATACGAAAGCATGAAAGGTTCCGGGTCGCTATCGGGAGAAGCGATGAAACGGGCGTTGATACTCGGATTTATAAAGCGTGATTTGCGTATGGAGATTTACGATGAGATTGTGGACAGGGCGAAGAATGTTATCCTTGCTATCATGTCGAATGTAACGCATGTAGCGTTGAGGTCGCAAATTGCGCAGATGAATATAGAGCATGAATTTTCGGAGCCGTTTGAGGACGATACGAGCGCTGTCTGGCAGTCGGTTGGCAGGGCGTATACGGACGGCGTGATGTCGCTTGAGACGGCAATAAAGACGATGGGCGTTGCCAGTCCGGTGGGGGAAATTGAGCGGATCAGGGCGGATCGGCAGGAAAGGGAAGAGGGTATAGCGTATCCTGTCGGTGAATGATAGAAAATGGACTATTACGACCGCAAATATTTGGAAAGGCAGGCGAAGACGGTAAGCGCGCTGAAAAAACTGTATAACGATGCTTACGGAAAGATTATAGCGGGGATACCGCTATCTCGACTGTCGCCCGATGAACGGTTTGCGTTCGAGAGGTTTCCAAAGATCGAAAAGGAGTTTGACAGGTCGGTTAAGGCGTTGAATACGACTATCATGCTTTACATTGATAGTTCTACGCGGGAGGCGTGGGACTTGGCCAACAAAAAGGCGGACGCTGTTACAAAGGAGTTGTTTGAAAATTATGCGGTGAAACATGGGGGGTTGCGGCTCGGTGGCCGCGATGACGGGCTCGGGGGCCGCAATGACGCTGTACCGGCGTCGAATCATCATGCTGCCGAATACAACAAGTTTAAAAACAGGAAGTTTGAGGAACTGACGCTATCGGACAGGGTCTGGAGTATCAACGGTACGAACTTCAAAAAAGAAATCGAACTGGCAATCAATGCGGCGATAGAGAAAGGACAGTCATCGGCGGAACTGTCGCGCGACATAAGGAAGTACCTGAATGATCCTGATGCGCTGTTTCGGCGTGTTCGTGATAAGGACGGCAACCTTGTATTGTCGAAAGCGGCGGCGGCGTATCATCCGGGTCAGGGTGTTTACCGGTCAGCGTATAAGAACGCGATGCGGCTTGCGCGGACAGAGATTAACAATGCTTACAGGGAATCGGATTATTTGCGTTGGCAGGATAACCCTACTATCATCGGTTTCAGGATACGGAACTCGAATAGAGTGGCGACGGTGTGCGAGCTTTGTAAGCGGTTTGACGGGGTTGTTTTTCCGAAATCGTTCAGGTGGCTTGGTTTTCACGTGCAATGTATGTGCACGGCTATTGCGGTGTTTGCGTCGGATGATGACATAGCGGCGTATATGCGGGGTGAAGAAATAAATCCTGAACTGCCGGGTATGCCGAAGGTATTTACAGAGTATCAGGAGAAGTTACAAACACAGAAAGAAGGAATAATAACGCCGCCAAAAGAAAATTCAGGCACACTATATTTTGATCCGTTTGGCATAAAGACACTTGCAGACCTAACGTCAAATATGGTCAAAAAAGTTACGCCTATTATCAGAAAAAAAGGGCTTGAAAATTATCTCGCACACAACATACACGAAACGTTTACGTATAAAACGGCAAGCGGAATCAAAACTAATATATGGATTATCAAAGGAGCAAGTAACAACGATACTGAATTTCATATAGCAGAAAAACTCGCAAGGTCAGGGCAGCACGTGTTGTTTCCAAATCAAGGCGCTTTCGGAAAAGGTAGAAAAAATGACGTGTATATTTATGACGCTAAAACTTATGCGCAGCAAAAGGTTGAGTTTAAAGTGCTGACAGGTAAAACCGCAGAGACGTTAAAAAACCAGCTTATAAGCGGAAGCGGACAGGCAAACATAATTGCATACGACATACAGTCGAATATTAAAAAGCAGTGGTTGATTGAAGGATTGAAAAAGGGGTGGGCGAAAGATTTGAAAAAGGTGATGATAAACTATAAGGGTCTATGGTATGAAGTAGACAGAAAAAAACTGCATGATGGCTGGCTTGAAAATAATCTTAAGTAATAATAAAAAAGACCGCCACGAAAGACGGTCTTTTTTATTGTACGTTGCCATCGTCTGCGCTTGAAAGCCTCCAGTTACTTTAGGAAACAACGCTAAGGGCTGTTTTATAAAGCGGCACCCAGTAGCCGCTTGTATTTCTACGCTGCAAAGGTGCTACATATTTTTCAAAAAACCAAATAAATTTCAAATTATTTTTTGTATTGGTGTTTTCATGTGCAGTGCATGTGCACTCTATAGCGGTATTTGCGTCGGATAATGACATAGCGGCGTATATGCGGGGTGAAGAAATAAATCCTGAATTGCCGGATATGCCGAAGATGTTTATGGAGTATCAGAAATCATTACGGGAGAAAATGAGTACAGACGTTTCTGAAATTGACATAAAAAATTCAAAGGATAATACGGATTTAGTTCGCAACGCAAGGACTGAAATAAACGCTTGGGCTAAGAAAAACATTCCTAAAAATGACGGATTGAGATACAATGTTAATTTAGACGAATTTAAAGAACTTACAGTAAGGCGTTCTGATATAAGAAGCATAGTCAGACATGTACATGAAAATGCACCGAAGGCATATTTACTTGGAAAGCAATTAGACAAAGTCTTAAATAAATCAGAATATCTTGGATGGTCAGAAGATGAAAAGATTATTCTGCCTGACGGAACCGAAAAACAAAAACACGATAATGTTGGCCATTGGCTTTACTACAAATTCACATTGGAAGGTAAAGATTCGTATATAAATGTTAAATACGACAAATTATTTAACGAATATAGGGTATATTGTATTCGCGATTCAAGATTTAATACAAGCATCATTACTTTCTTAAAACAAAAAAAGAATAAATAAATCCGTAGAGCCTGGTTCGCGACCTGGTTCGGATTATATCAATCCTTTCCCCGAAATCAAATTCGGCGATGCAAAGATAATTAGAATATTTGAAATGCCAAATTATTTTCTGTTTTTTTTATTTTTGCACAAAAAATAACCGGACTAAAGGTACGAAAAACTGGCTCGTTCCCAGCACGATCTTCAATCCGGTAAATTTTTCATCGAACTTTTATTAATTCGATAACTCTGCAAAGGTACGACCTATTTTTTGAAAAACCAAATAAATTTATAATTTTTTTTGTATTGGTGTTTTCATGTGTAATGTATGTGTACGGCTATTACGGTGTTTGATTCGGATGATGACATAGCGGCGTATATGCGGGGTGAAGAAATAAATCCTGAACTGCCGGGTATGCCAAAAGAGTTTATGGAATATCAAAAATCATTGCTTGAAAAATCAAATCGAACTGTTTACGAAAGATACGATGGTAAAAACGGAGGGTATGTTAGAATACACAAACAAAACAAGAACGAGAGGGCGGCAAATTTAACAACTTACAAGATTCTTGCAGACGATGGTGGGAAATATAGATTGATAACTCCATCGGATACAAAGAAAAGTCCGGATGCTTACAATGAAGAAAAGAAATGGTATTCAGACGCAAAAAATACACATTCGACAAATGGTAAAAATGTTATTCAAAATTCTATAAAAAACGCAAGCAAGCAAGGTGTAGAGGAAGTTGTGATAAGAACATCAATAAGAATACCTTCGTTTGAAATATACAGCGGACTAAAGGCGTCTCTACAACCTGGGAGAGCAATGAACTTGAAGCAAATAATTTTGATACGGGAAAATAATAAACCTGTTTATCTTGATGTTGAAAAATTAAAAAATCGGTTTAAAAAATAAAGCAGGAAATAATATTTCCTGCTTGGGGGTATGTTCCGCTTGCGCGAAACTCACCATTTTTTTATTATGCCGCAAAGATACGGCAAAATTTCAAAATACCAAACAATTTTAAATTATTTTTGAGTGGTTATGCAATGTATGTGTACGGCGATTGCGGTGTTTGCGTCGCAGGATGTTATTGATGCGTACATGCGTGGTGAGGAGATTAAGCCGGAATTGCCGGGGATGCCGAAGGTGTTTGTAGAGTATCAGGAGAAGTTGAGAGCGAAAGCGGCTAAAATATCCGAAGATAATGCTAATTTTGCAAGCCGTAAAACAAATGTGATTCAAAACGTGGATAGAGGAAGGATAAAGGAATTAAGGGATTGGGCAAAGAAAAATCTCGCCCAAAAATCTGTTTATCATGATGATTTGGGAAAAGATATTTTGTTTACAGTTACCGGAATAAAAGAGTACCTTAATCAACCTCACAGATATTACTTTGAAAAAAATCAAATGATTAAAGACATTCAAAATATTCTTAAAAATTCAGATTACAAAGGAATTACAAGATATATGGGAAGAACATCACATATTTTTGAAATAGAAATCAAAGGAGATAAAAACTGGTGTATTGCGAATGAACGTGCTGATGGAAAAGTTACTTTTTATAGTATTTCTGACAATGACAAAGTATTGAGAGACGTAAAAAAATAATGCCCAGACCGGATTACCGGGACTACAACCCGGCGCGTTTCGGAGCATTAATTAATTTTCGGTGCAAATATAC